CTCAACGGTTTTGCAACGTGAGGTTCTATTAAACTTTTCGGCTTGTGCTTACATTAAAAATTTTCGAATGCGTGGAAATCCACGCACTCTACGTAAAAACTGCTCACAAGTGAGTCCGGAAGTTTAAAATAGAGCCTCTATGGATTATCCATCGGAGCTTTAAAACCCACCCAGGGTCTGGCGCCGACCGAACCGGTCGCCATTTGTTTATTGAGTCTGGGGACTCATACTGCCGGTGAAGGCAGTGTAATTACTGTGTAACAGGGAGCGTTCAAAAAGAAAAAGAACGAAAAATCTGGACCTATAGAGTAATATTTATCTAAATAAATATTATTAGTAGTTACAGAGTTACTTGTAGGCTTCAGTATAGCCTCCACCTGGATATTATCGGTGTTAGTATCATCAATTGATGTACCTTCAACACAAAGGACAGGATTTATTATTCTGAAGTTAAATCTATTAAAATCAGGGCAACAAATACTGAATCCCGTTTGTGTATCTTGATTTATCAACGACATACCTGAATTACCAGATATGCGATTTGTCAAAAGTCCATGTGAATAGCCTGATGACGTCAAACCAGCAGCGAAGTTCGTGGAAGTATTCCAAAAAGTGGCATTGGTGGTATTGACAGTGCGTTTGGCAGAAAAGTTTCCAATTCCACCAACACGACCAGAGGAGTCCGGATTTATAGTCCAAACCATGGACCCCCTCTGGGCAACATACATTGGTGCCAACCAATTGTATGGTGTTACTTTTGTATATGTGAATGGAGCTGCAGCAACAGTTGTGTTGACAGCATTAGTATAGGTGCCCAAATATGGAGGGTACCTATTGGCTATATGTCTCCAAAGCACGTATTGACTAGCCGTATTTGTAGCGGCATTTAGTGTTAGACTATATGCCTGGCGACGCAATAATTGTCGCAGAGACACTATATTTTCTCCCATATTCAAAAGATAACGTTGTGGCGCAGAGTGATTAGCCTCTGTTCCAGCAACCAACTCTAAAGTTTTAGAGTAATCAAGTTCATCCACTGATTGTAGCATCATGAGAGGTGCTACTGGCAAATCTTGTGGTAGAGCAAATTCCAAATTATCACCACCACTAACAAAAACTTGTATATACACTCCCGATGTTCCCGTAGGGGCAGATAAGGGAGTTACGACACGGACTTGAAAAATACCATTGTCAGAATTTGGTGTATAAGTTGGCATAAAAGTATTAGAAAATAAATAAGTATTAAAAGTAGTGGTCGTGGCAAGCCAAGCAGTAGGCTGCATGTAAGGTATTGTAATTGATACATCAGCAGATTCCCCAATGTCTATAATTTCATTAAACGTAGTCGAATAATCATAGGCAGAAGCAGTTCCGGCTAATGGATCGAAAGTAATCCTTAAACGACCTTTATGAAAACGGGAACAAACAACCCTAAACCTGAATTTTATATCACCCCTCCAAAATTTAAATAAAGTGTTTATATAGCTCATGGGTGTTGGATAAACAGCACCAGTGAGCGCTGCATATTCTTGAAGCTTAGGGTTGATACGACTCGAAAAAAGCAAGTCATCCGTAACATTAGTTGTCTCATACAAGAAACTGGTTAAGTATGATTCCTTTTGTATTATATATTTTATAGCCATCTCATCAACTGGTGGAAGACCAACAGTTCTAGGATCTATAGAAAGCTCATTCTTGGGGTCCAATGATAATTTCTCTACTGGTGTTGAAATTTCTGCCGTAGCCATTTGGGGAAATGGTGCAGGCTTATACATATCAACAGTAGATATATTAGGAACATTAGTGTAACCAAAAAGATGGGCAAACTTACCAATAGAGGAGGCAATCATCGCCGAAGCTGTCATATAAGGTCCAATAGTCGGAACCATTGAAAGCTTACCCAAAGCTGTTGCTATGGCTGAAGCGGGTTTCGATATAGGCCCCTCTGGATACTCATCTTTAGCCTGTAAGGCTAAAGTGTTAGTTGGTCCCATCAAAGTTACATTTTCGGCCCAAGCAAAAACTTCGACGCTGACCCCACCACCTACTACACCATTGGCGTTCAGTAGTGGATTCAATACTTGCATAGTTATGGTCCCCATGTTTGTGAGATCAGCGCGCTCTGCTATTTTTAACCAGTTTTTGTGGTAGAAAAAAGGTAGGGTTAATACTCCACCCTGATTGGTTTGAGGCATCAACCATACATGAGGCTGCTGTGAACGGGAAACGGTTTCCCGGCCCATAGTATCAGCTTCAATAGTGGAGTTTCGCAAGCCAGCCAAGGGTTCATAAGAAGCTAAAACACTACCATAGTAAAAAGGCGAAGCATTAATAACAAATTTAACTTTTAAGTCACACCGTATAAAGGCGTAATTATCCAGCTTTCTCTGTATAGATGCTATATCAAAGAACGCTTCCCATGGATTGAACAAATATAATAAAGTAGAGACTGTCATAGATTCGTCCCAAATAAAATTGTTCAACACTACTGGTCGGCTCAAAAACGTTGCCAAGGACACACCTGGAGTGGCGTCTACGGTGGCCGCATCTACAATGGGGCCACTAAAACCTCCCAGTTCCCCAAGATTCTCATCTATAAACTGAGTGGTTTGGTGGCTAGATGTGTTTCGTCCTTCTACTTCATTACCGGATTGGAGATCCATAACCAAAACTTTTTCAAGGAATCCATAATGGTCACCATTATCTGACAGTGGAAAGCACATTCCACATATATTGAATCTCGTAAGATCCTGCTCATTTAAAGGCTCTGAGCTGGAGCACATATTTTGTGTTTTATTAGCAAGACATTTATACGACTGTTGTTATATCTTATCCACAACAGAAGTGTACATTTGTTTGGAGAGCCACAAAACTCCAGCACTAAAGAGCACTTCGGGCCACAAAACCCAGCGACTTCACTTTCACGTCCACTCTTACATCATTACGTAACATACAAAAACATATAAACGCACAGTAACTACATTGAAAGTACAAATAAGTTTAGACTCATAGAGCCCAGGGTCTATTGTTGACCCTGTTGAGGGATGAGTAGGCGACTGTCACAATCCGGACAGCAGTCTATCAACCACTCATCAATAACAAAACGGAAAGGTTTCAAGATATGACATCTCTCACAAACCCATTTGTTAAAATACGAGTTATCGTACATGATTTGGGCTATTCGCCCAAATTTCTCATATTGACGCGAACGTATGTCCATTGTCAATTGCTCAATCAATTCATCTTGCCATGTATCCTGGCTCTGGAGCTCCATGCGTCGCAAGGCGACGTGTTTAGAACTATTCCAAAAATCACGGACTCTATCATCGTAGTGCACAAAAGTACACTCTTTGATGAAATGTTTGAGTTGATTTTTACAAGCAATGTCTTCTAGGGTTTGCTTCATACTATCGTACTTAGCACGCCCATAATACGCGTATTCGCGCATGGCAGAATCGATTATCTCACACGTCTGCTCCTCAACACCAATTGTTTTTGAAACAACATTGACAGTAAGCATTTTTTCTATCGACACAGGGTCCAAGGGCGCGATGTAAGCTTTATAGTCCTCATCCCATTTCCAAGTCCTCTTTAAAAAGGATACTTCATTAATGTGAATGAAAGGTATTGACTTTGAGGTTTTATCTGCCATGGTATATCCAATGCCCACATTTGCCATCACTTGCGTGAAAGTGGAATGGTTAAACCATTTTATTCCTCTCTGAATACCAGCCACTCCATCGTCGCCATACGTTATAAGGGCAACGTTCTCCCGAAAATCAATACATGATTTCTTTGGTGATAGTATAGTGTAGCCATAACGCTTGTATAAGCTATTGGCTATACTATTTATTACAACTGTTAAAGCATTACCCGAAGGGTTAGAGCCAAACAATTGTATTAAATCCCCGTTAAAATCAACCAACGGAAAAGCTGTGTCTATGGCTATGCCACGTATGACCAAAATATCCTCTTCGGACATACCAGCAGCTTTCGATAAAGCAATAAAAATTTCGTAGGCGCCAAGAATAACACTAGGTGGCATTTGCTTGTCAAATTTCTTAAAATCTCCTGCTTCCATCCGGTCCTCACCAAACTTCACTAAATATTCACGTATTTCCTCCCACTCTAGAGATTGAGCAATGGTACCAACAGCACACTCAAATAAGAAGCGCTTATTAGTAATCAAACGAACTATAGATAAACAATATTTCCTGACTATGAATGTCCAGTCCATTGGCGCACCTGTAAATATACGGGTCTTGCCTGAAACTATCTTTTCTAACGATAAGGCCTCGTCTTTAAGACAGGCCGAAAACACTGGACAAGCACGTATGCCTTTCTTATAATTTTCTGTCATTATATCTATTCGTTCATAGATCTCATTGTCAAAATCGACAGGATCTAAATTCTCACCACGAGCTTCAACAGCATGCAAATAAAATTTCTTGCACCTTCTCCACGGAAAACCCGCACTTGTGGACCTATTAATTTTATCAACGTGTGCTATGCCAGCAGCACCATTAATAGTTGTAAAATTGTCATAAACGTGTATTGTGGCCAAATCTTCTGTTGTCAGACCACTAAGAATTTCCTCAGTATAGGTACGAACACAATGTGTCAATACCTTCTGATCTAGTTTTACAGGGCTAGTAGTTAAATCCACAAGGCCCTGATACCAGGGTCTCCAAGACATGTCGGGTGGACCATGTGTTATAGTCCAACCCAAGCGCTCACATAATTCTTTCGCTATAATAGTTTCTCGAACACGACTCTTTGCTTTTGGTCTAAAAGCTCCAACAAGGGAACCATATACTTCAGCACTGCCGTGCCTGCTATAACGCAGAGGACTCTTAAAGTGTAATGTACTCACAGCATGTTTTGTGTCAGGGGTATTAAGTAATGGTTCACTGCCCTGTATTTTGAAATCTTCAAAGTGCATTAATGCATCATTGAGGACACATCTCGTAACAGACAGTGCACCCACATCACCAGCCACATTTCCTAGCACGTGTATGCCTAAAATCACCGGACCGAGCCCAGTACGCCCCACAAGAAGGGACCCGCACTGTCCGTTCTCGGTGGGAGTCGAGACACGACCTTGCCAGACCGCTGTGCTAAGACCTAATGGGGATATATAGTAATTTTTAATATAATTGCAGGGCTTCACAATCTGCATATATTTACTACCGTCCCTATTTCGGGACATATAAAATGCCTTCTGAACCTTACTAATTAATGTATCAGGAAACAAATCTATTATGGACTTCTTAGGTGGGAGGTCTCTAATTATGAAAAATGCTAAATCGTACTGGGGCATCCTTAATATGTCACTCTCATTCAAAGTAAAAGTGATATTAGAATTTACCCCACTATCTACAGGTATTTGAACTAACTCTATTATACAATCCTCCCGCACCGGGAGGGCATGATTATTTGTCATGTATATTCGGCCCTGTAGGCAAACGGCTCTATTCGGCCGGCGTATAATAAGTTCCCCCTTAGCATAGGTAGGACAAATGTGTACGCAATTCCTCAACAGCCTATCGCTGACTTGATTATCATCCTGGGCATTCCAAGACATAGAAGTGCGAGGGACATCAAAAGGTGTTACCACATATGTGTCTTTATACCACACATTTTCTCTTTCTACACTATAAGGTTTGGGCGGACTACCCACATCCTGCGCCTGGGCGACACCATCTTCGCAATGGTTTTTAAAAATGGACCGCCAACAGAAGGAGAATGCTTTGTAGCTTCCTAAAATCGTGGCTATAGCTATAGTTATAGAAACCAATAGCTCGTGAGTACCTATCTTGTCTTGTACTCTCTTACCTAAGTATCTAAACAACACACGGGTTGAACGATGATTCAAGTTTGAATAAATAAGATCAAAAACCCACTGCTCACCAAAGAACACAGACAAGACATAAAATAAACCTGGAACCTGCATAACTAGACAGGCCAGTATAAACCACCAAAACGCATAAGAACAAAAAAGAGCACCCTCAGGGGTTACTGACGCCAAAGCATCAATCTCCCACTGAGACTGCACTAAACAAACACACTGCTTACATGGTACAAAACATATATCACAAAGTTCAACCTTGCTCATCCCTGTATCACAATGCAGAGATTTGGCCTGAGTAGCTTCATGCTCACGGCAGGCCTGGGTAAACCATTTCAGAAAGTCCAATATATTATCGAACTTGGCGAACTCCTCGACAATAGCATGTTGCTTGTCTAGAGTTCCACCAGCTTTTATCTTCTTAACTGTTATATTCCAGAAATCTGGATAGGTGCCGTCTTCAATGTGAGGCAAAGCTTCTGTATTAATCATCCCTCCTGGAAGGGAATAACACTCCTTTGGCTTTACATCAATAATCCACGGTAATCGCCTCCGAACAGCCAATGGAGACGAAAAATATGCATGGGCATTAAGATTTTCTGTATTAGTGGTAGCAATCACAAATCGAGCCAACATGGGTGTGCGACCCTTGTCGGCCAAATCAGCCTGAGTGGGAACGAAAGGAACATTATTAATGACCTTCAACATTTCCATAACAGAGGGATCGCCACCCACAGCATAATTAGGATTCATGAATGCTATATCATCCAATTGCACACACCACTGTGAGGTACTAAAATTGACCCAGAACGGGTCAACAGGATTTCTTGTATATTTATAATCACTAGTGGTGGGCAAATTAAAAACTTTGCCATAATGATAAAACAATAGTTTGGTGAAAGTACTTTTACCAACACCAGAGCCTCCATACAGTAATACTGAAAAGGGGGCATTCCTATCCTGCTGAGCTGCTTTCTTAGTGAGCTCATTACTGTAAATCATTTGTAAGTCATTCAAAACTCTTGTAACGAGTTTTCGTTCAAAATCGCCCACTCGGGTAGCATGTTTATAGATAGCTTTACCTTCATCTATACGCAAAGTAAGATCCGATAAAAATTTAAACCTATTAATATCATGCGGTTCAGGGTTAGAAAGTAAAAGTGCATCCCGTTTCAGCTTCTCAGCCTGGGTGTACCATTCTTCATGCTTTGAACCGGAGTGGAATATAGGGTCCAGTGTTCCAGTGACCATACACTGATGACCTCGTTCACAGACAAATAATAAAGTGTCCATGATACAATGTACAAGATCTGGTCCCATACAAAATTCTTTTTTGAGAGCCTCTTGCTCGATTTGTGTGTAACGCAACAAGTCTAAAGTTAGACCTATCTTGTCAAACACTGCATTACAAAGAGCAAACATAGTAATTCTATAAAATTTTTTAAAGAGGGGTGAATTCCTAACCTCCTCATAAGCGTCAAGCATAACGTGAATTTTACCAAAGTACTCAGTAGCACCCTGTAAATTATCACCATAAATCATGGTAACAACATGTTTAAAAGTCCCGTGTAGCGAACCTGCAATAAAAGATCGACCAGTGGATAGTTTTATAAAATTTATATATGCCAACCACCAGTCTGTAGCAGACTTGGCTTCGCTAATATGGCGCCAAAAAATACAAATATTTTCTAGCGTTTTTATTAAAAATTCGGTTCCGGAAAGGTGTTCATCACCAGTACTTGATAGTACTAGCTTATACATTTCACGTACCTTAGTAGTAAAAAGTGTTCTCATGATATCATCGTAATCTGTCATTTTGATTCTTAGTAAAGCAATCAAAGCAAATATAAGTATAAAATGTGTAAACGCTATAAAATATTGAGTTGTATCTAGTTTTTAAAACGTGTGTTGTTTCTCCCGACGTAGGATACCCGTAAACGCTACGGGAGCGTGCTCTAAGACTTTTACTTGAGCAGTAAATAAATACGATAACAAATTTGTCCTGGTGGGTTGTAAACTCACCATTAGACAAGCCAACCAAAGCATACTCGGAAACACTCACGAGCTGTTGACTTGAATTGTGCAAAAAATGCACCGTATTATATTGTTGTCCTATTTCTTCAATGTATTATTGTTTTATTTTGTATTTTATTGTTTTCTTTTTATTTCTAGAGAAAAAATAGTAAATATATAAAGATATAAATTTATAAATAAATACCACAAAATATGTGGTTAAACTAAACGATATGTAAAATATAAATAACATGAAGGATGGTCGTGGTTTATTAGAGATCCACGATCTCAGAAATAATAGTGTTTGTGATCTTTGAAAAACACACACAATTAAATTGATAGCCTATGAATCAGGGCGTTCGATTACAAGTACTTCATTAGAAAGAGCGAATTGACTGCCAAGGACATTGGATGCAACGGACTAGGGTGTTAGGCCTGCCGCCATCTTCTGTGCAAGAACAGGATTCAGAACTAACTTCGGGTTGTCAACCCTACCAAAATAAATGTGCGCGTGAGAGAGATCTCAC